CAGGTATCAATCCTTTTTCTGAATGGTGGAGACTTGCCAGCAAGTTGTCCACCCATGGGAACAAGTGCTTTGATGGTGATTTCAAGCGCTTTGATTCCTCGGAGCAACCGTATATTCATTATGCCATTCTTGATTTTGTCAATCGATGGTATGATGACGGTGAGCTCAATGCCCGAGTGCGCTCTGTGCTCTGGATGGACTTGGTCCATTCCCGGCACCTTGGAGGTGATGGCAGAGACCAAAGTCACGTGTATCAGTGGAACAAGTCCCTTCCAAGTGGACACCCTTTCACGACACCTGTCAATTCCCTGTATTCCCTTATCACGCTCACGGCTTGTTATTGCAAGGCAACAGGAGATTTCAAGGACATGTGGGACAATGTGTACATTGCCACATTTGGTGATGATAATATAACCAATGTGGATGATGCTACAGCAGAAGTTTTCAACCAGGTTACGGTCGCGCGTGATATGGAAGAGCTTTTTGGCCTTACATATACTGCAGGTAGTAAAGGCGCTGAGCTTGTTCCATATACGACTTTGGACAAGTGTACGTTCCTCAAGAGGCGGTTTGAGCACGATGACATTGGTTCTGGTGGTTGGGTTGCTCCTTTGGACCCAGCAAGCTTCCTTTATATTTCCTACTATTATAAGAATAGTAGGGATTTGGGGGGTGAAATTAAACACAATCTGGAGAGTATGCTTGGCGAGCTTTCCCTTCATAGTGAAGAGATGTGGAATGAATATTTTCCACTTGTGCGTGAAGTTCTTGCCGAGGGTAATTTGACTACCGATTTGGACAGTCGCGTTGCCTACAGGCAGATGATGCAGGCGCGTCTCGACGCTTGGTACTAGACTTATATACGGGTGTTTTGTGGTTAAATAAATTAACACACGGCCACTAACACCGTCAGGACAGTCGCACTGGCCCTTGCTTTTTAGCTTACTACTCAGACTGAGTCAGAGAATTGTGTTACTTTGGAGCCTATTGAGGCAGTGGCCCATCGTATTTGTCTCGCTACACAACCAGATTTACGTGATTCTGTGCAATCGTGCACAGAGATAGAGGGTATCTCTATTGATGCAACCCCACAAGTTTTGGGAGTTGCCCATATAGATAATGAAGCTTGTGCCGATGTTGTAATCGGTACGGATGCTAAATCCACTTTCATTTTGCCTAGTGATGGATATCAAGACTTGCTTGCATATTTAGCGAGGCCACGCTTGGTGTTTTCTGGTGCCCTTCCTATTGCTAGGGGTTCTGTTTTTAACGTTGAGTTATCTAGGAACAATTTGATAAGTTTGTTCTTTCCGAATTTGGCCACTAGGTTAGCAGGTGTTTATGGCATACGGTTTACCACTAGGTTTACCATTATGACCGCTTCTACACCTTTTCAACAATGTTATTTGGCCTCTAGTTTCCAGTATGGCACTAGTAGCACTAATACAGTTGTTTACAATCGTTTTAATAATTCTGCTATGGTCACCAATTTGCCTCATGTGATACACGATATAGCTGAGAACACCATGTCTCAGTTAGACATTCCTTTTCTCTATCCGTATGATTTCTTACCTATTTATGTAGGTAACAACACGGATTCCCTTACAGCCGGTGCTACGGGTGGTACAATTGGTATGTTCTCACTTAATGCCATTATGCCTTATAAGGCTTTAGCTGGCTCTAATGCGCCGACGTACAAGGTACTTATATCGCT